TGGCAAAGACAGCAGCTTGGCAAAGAAAAGAAGGTAAGAATCCTAAAGGTGGATTAAATGCAAAAGGTCGTGCATCTTACAATAAGTCAACAGGCGGAAATTTAAAAGCACCAAGTAAAAAAGTTGGTAATAAAAGAAGGGCATCCTTCTGTGCGAGGATGAAAGGCATGAAGAAAAAACTTACATCAGCAAAAACAGCAAGAGACCCTAACAGTAGAATTAATAAATCATTAAGAGCATGGAATTGTTAAATGGCAGAGCAAGGTGTATCAGTAACATGCGAAGGTGGATTAGACTTAGTAGGTACAACACACTCACTATTTAGAACCCCCGGAGTCGCAACAACTTTAGAAAACTATGAGTCTTCAATCCATGGAGGATACAGAAGAATAAATGGTTTTGCTAAGTATGGTACTAATACTCCAGATACAACTAGTGCAAACATAGAAGGTATTCATAGTTACGCAAAAGGAGTCGTAGCTTGTCAAGGTTCAAATATTTATTATAGTCCGAATGGAACAACATGGACACAAGTAAATAAAGATACTTATATAACTAAGACAGGAACAGTAGGAGTATCAGCAGGTTCACCAACTGTAACAGGAAGTGGAACAAATTTTACTGGACAGTTTGCAGTAGGTGATGACATTAAAATTAATAATGAAATTTTTAATGTATTGTCTATTACAAATAATACATCACTAACAGTTGATGGTAATTTTGTAGCAACAGCTTCAAGTCAATCTATTAAAAAGAATGGAGCAGATGCAACACAATTAGCAAGTGGTTCAGCAATAGCTAGAGTCAGTCAATCAGATTGTAAGTTTGCTTTGTATGAAGGTGAATCACAGTATGGTGAATTATTTATAGTAGATGGAAACAATCAACCTGCATATTTAAAAATAAAAATAGTAAGCGGAACACACACTTATTTCTTTAAAGAAGTAGGAAGGTCTGCTCCAGAAAAATCTAAGTTTGCTACAATATTTGGTGAAAGATTAATTGTTGCAGGAGATGCAGATAATCCACAAGTAGTAAGTTATAGTACAAGATTAAAACCAGAAGACTTTACAGGTTCATCAGCAGGAACAATAGATGTTGGTGATAAAGTAAAAACAATAAAACCTTTTAGAAATAAACTTATTGTTTTTTGTGAAACAAGTATATTTCAAATATCTGGATTAGATAGTACTCCTACAGTATCGGGTGTAACAAAAAACATTGGATGCGTAAGTGGTAATACAGTTCAAGAGATAGGTGGAGATTTAATTTTTTTAGCACCAGATGGTTTAAGAACTATCGCAGGAACAGCTAGAATTGATGATATAGAATTAAGTTCTATTAGTAGAAAGATAATGCCATTATTCAGAGATGAAGTAATGCCTTTCTTATCATCAATTAGATTTGCTAGTATGGTGATTAGAGAAAAAAGTCAATACAGATTATTTTATTTTAGAAGTGGTAGTGCAAACAATATTCAAGGCGGAGTTATAGGAACATTTAAAATATCTTCTACAGGTGCAGGAGTATATGAGTGGAGTCAAACAAAAGGCATAGCTGCTAAAGTAGCACACTCTGGTACAGCAGAAGATGGAAGTGAAGTTCTTTTCCATTCAGATGAAAGTGGTTATGTATTTAAACACGATAGTGGAAATAGTTTTGATGGTTCTAATATTGTAGCACAATATAAAACACCAGACTTAGATTATGGTGATGCAGGTATTAGAAAAACTTTATATTATATTAAAACAAGTATTCGTTCAGAAGGAACAAATGATAATTTAAAGTTACAAACTCGTTATGATTTTGAAAGTAGCGAAGTAACTCAACCCGCAGAAATAGCTTTAGGAGCATTACAAACTCCTGCTAAATTTGGAAGTGGGGCAACATTTGGAACAACACTTTTTGGTGGAACATTATTTCCACAACAAAAAACAACACTAACTGGTAGTGGATTTACTAATAACTTTAGAGTTAGAAGTACAGGTACAGCTTTTCCTTATACTGTATCTGGATTTTATGTAGATTTCATTCCCGCAGGAAGGACATAATAAATGGCAGTATATTTAAGACAAAGTTCATTTGTAGATGGAGATACAATATTTGCATCTTTATTAAATAATGAATATAATGCACTTGAAGCTGCTTTTAATAGTAGTGGTGGTCATACACATGATGGAACAACTCAAGGTGATGGTGGACCAATATCAAACTTATTTAGTAATGCTATTAAATTTGGTACTAATGTTAATGCAGATGTTGTAGTAACATTTGATGCAACAAGTAATGATGGTGTTCTTTCATGGATGGAAGATGAAGATTACTTCCAATTCTCAGATGATATTTTATTAAGTACAGATGAGAAAATTTTATTTAGAGATTCAGCAATATCAATTAATTCATCAACAGATGGTAGATTAAATATTGCAGCAGATACAGATATAGTTGTAGCAACTACAACATTAGATGTAAATGCAGATACAGATATATCTGGTACTTTAAAAGTAGGAAGTGGTGCAACAGTTTCTACAATACTAGATGAAGATAACTTTGCAACAAATTCAGCAACTGCTTTAGCAACACAACAAAGTATTAAAGCTTATGTAGATGCAGTTTCAGCTTCACTTACTCAACAAGATTTAGACTTACAAGGTGATACTGGTGGTGCATTAGATGTTGACTTAGATAGTGAAAGTTTAACTATTGCAGGTGGAACACTTATAAGTACTGCAGGTTCTGGAACTACAGTTACTATTAATGCAGACGCAAGTGTACTTACAGATTCAAATACAAAAACTTTAACAAATAAAACAATAGATGCAAATGGTACTGGAAATAGTATTACAAATATTGAAGTAGCAGATTTAGCTTCTGGTGTATTAGATACTGCACTAGCAAGTGTATCTGGAAGTGATGATACTTTAGCTTCTGCAAAAGCAATTAAATCTTATGTAGATACTCAAGTAGCAACAGTACCAACTGGTGATATTACAGAAGTTGTTGCAGGTACAGGTTTAACAGGCGGTGCAGCTTCTGGAAGTGCTACCCTTAATGTTATTGGTGGTACAGGTATTACTGCTAATGCAAATGACATAGCTATTGATGGTACAGTAGCAACTCTTGTAGGTTCTCAAAACCTAGAAAACAAAACTCTCACAAGTCCTGTTATCAATACAGGAGTATCTGGTTCAGCTATATTAGACGAAGATGATATGGCTTCTGATTCCAGTACTAAATTAGCAACACAACAATCAATCAAAGCATATGTTGATAATCAACCCAATGCTCTTACTCTTATTGACGAAGATGACATGGCTACTGATTCAGCTACTAGACCACCTAGTCAGCAATCAGTTAAAGCTTTTGTTACTTCGCAAGTAGCTACAGCTAATGAATTATCAGAATTAACTGATACTAACATTACTAGTGCTGCAGATGGAGCATTATTATTTTATGATACAGGAACATCTAAATGGATAGATAATGTTGTATCTGGAGATATAACTATAGCTGATACAGGTGTTGCAACAATTGCAGCAGGTGCAGTTGATAATACAATGTTAGCAGGTTCAATAACTGCAGCTAAGTTAGCAGGAAGTATTGGAGATAGTAAATTATCAACAATAACAACAGCAGATAAAGTTTCAGCAGCAGCAGTTCAAGTAGATGGTGCTACAGATGGAACAGGAATAACTTTAGCAACAACAGACAAATTAATAGTAGATGATGCAGGTACTACTAAATATATTAATGCATCACAATTAAATACATATATGACAGGACAGGGGTTTGTTACAGATGACCCAACTGCTCTTGCAATAGCTTTAGGATAACAACAGGAGGAAACATATGGCTAATACATTTAAAGTAAAAAGTAATGCAGCAATGCCAAGTTCAAGTGGTACTCCAGATACTATCTATACATGTGGTGCTTCTGGTGGCACAGTAATATTAGGTTTAGTATTAGCAAATGTACATACTTCTAGTGTAACAGCTTCTGTTAAATTAGAAAGTAATACAAATGATACTGAAACTAATGAAAATGTATTCTTAGTAAAAGATGTACCAATCCCAACAGGGAGTTCACTTGAACTATTAAGCGGTAACAAAGTAGTATTACAAAATACAGATGTACTAAAAATAGATTGTGGAACAGCAGCAAAGATTGATGCTACACTTTCTATAATGGAAATAACATAAGATTAATTAGGAGAACATAGATGCCCTTTATAGGACCAAAACCGGCAGACACAGTACTTGATAGTACTTTAATTGCAGATGGAAGTATTACTTCAGCAAAGATTGCAGATGGTGCAATTGTTAATGCTGATTTAAATAATTCTGCAGCAATTGCTACAAGTAAAATTACTGGACTAGCAGCTTCAGCAACAACTGATACTACAAATGCAGCTAACATTGCAAGTGGTACAATAGCTGATGCTCGTATAAGTGCATCTTCTGTTCAACAACATGCAACATCTTTTAACGATAATCAAATTGTT